AAATTATTTTCAAGTTGATTAATTTCAAACTCTAAATTAGAGTCTTTTGTTTTTTCGTATTCGGATTGTAATTTTAACATTTCGTTTTTTATTACTGTTCGTTCTGCATAATAATCAACAATTAATTCAGGAATAATGCCTTGTTTATCCTTACGATATGATATACCAGAGGAACAAACTGCATATTTGTCACTTACTTGTTTTTCTCTATTATGGTCATTTAAATAATAATTTGTGCCTTGTGGAAATCTTGCAGCTGCAATGGTTTCAGGCGAGATGTTTTGTTGAACAATAATATTAGGATATAGTGAATTTAAATCAAATGATACAACCCAATCATGAAACCCTGTTTCAGGTGTTTTTACGTGACCACCTGCAATTGATTTTGCATCGTCAAGCACCAGGTCTGGATTACCAACAACATGATAAGGTATTTGTTCCACTTGTTCAACTGGTGATATTATACCTTTTTTTAATAATCTACGATATATGATTGATTCCCATATAACTGTTGTGCCCATTGTGTCTTGTAAATTTATACCACCCTTATATGCCATTGTAAGGGCGAGGGATATTAATCCCATTTTTTTGTCAATACGTTCAACCAACTGAACATCTTTTATATTATAATCAATAAATTTTTGATGGTCCTCTTTATATAATGTATGTAGGCTACCGTGTTCATCATACGATAATTTTCGTTCGCCAAGTACTACATAACCAATGTGGTCCAACCGATATGATTCTTGAGTGCCATACGAATAACCAAATTTTCTAAACAATTCCAAATAATCAGATTGTTGAACACCAACAATATCATATGTTTGTAATACCTTGTTATTAAATGAACGAATTTTTATTACCTTTTCGTTTACCTGATTCCAAGGTGAAAGTTTTTTCATAAGGGATTCACTGCTGATAACACATATTCTGTTTACAAGATATGGTATATCAAAGAAACGTGAATTCCAACCAGTAATTACATCTGGGTAATCATTAACCCAATGATGTAAGAATTTTGCAATTAATTCCTTTTCTGATGCACAATGTTCATATTTAATAACATTACCATATAATTCAATTTCTGTTTTATCTGCGTCATATTCACCTAACCCCCAAACATAATAAATGTTTGTTTTACTTGATTTTAATGTAATTGAAATAATTGGGTGTGCTGCATCTTTTGGTTCTGGAAATCCATCATCAGATGCAACCTCAATGTCAAAATTAACAATGTTTATATCATCAATATTAAATTCAATATCATTAGGATACCTTTCGGCAATAAACTGGTGAATGTAATTTGTTGTGCCATACACATTTATGTCTTTTACCTCTTTATACATTTTTGCAAAATCATTTGCATCACGCATTGTATCAAACGATTTAGGAAATAAATTTTGACCAAAAATTGATTTATAATTTGTTTCTTGTTTGGATTCTAGGTATAAGGTAGGCTCAAATCGAACTCGATATTTTTCAGGTCTGCCATTATTATAGCCTCGATATAAAAGTTCATTACCGAAACGATTTATTGATGTGTAAAATTTCATAATATAATTATATAATATTCCTTTATAAAAGTAAATAGGTGGAGCAAAAAAAATGCCCCACCTAGAGTTACACTTAGCTTATTTACGAATTGCTTCGAGAATGTCGCCAATCGATACTCCTTCAGCCTTAGCAAATTGTGCTACGCCTACCAGATGTTTATCATCTTTGTCTGTACCGAAGTGTATGCCAAAAAGTCTTTCGCCAATTTTATTAATAAAATATTCCTCAGCGTGACTCATTGATTGTTTTAGCATTGTCGTCATTTTTATTTTTCCCCTTAATAGATTGATTAATTGCTATTTTTCGGGGACGCTTTTCCTCGGGAAGTATTCGCTCCAGTCTAATTGAAAGCAGGCCATCCTCAAGGTCAGCTCCAGTGACTTCTACAAATTCGGATAGTCTAAAGGACCTTTCGAATTTCCGTCCACTAATACCTTTGTGTACATAAAGTTCCTGATTCCTACGATGCTCGCGATTGCCTTTAATGGTTAATATTCCATCATGCATCGTAATTTCCAAATCAGCTTCTTTAAAGCCCACAATTGCTAATTCGATGATATACTCATCGTCATGCAGTTTCACCACGTTATGAGGTGGGTAATGGTCCTTCTGATGTGAAGATGCCATTCTCTCTAAATCGTTGAAGATGTGGTCGAAACCGACGAACGCTCCACGTGGGAACGTGAAAGTATTGCTTACCATAGTGTCCTCCTAATAAAAGCAAGGTTGTAGAATAGGACCCGACAACTCGGTGTCCATTATTATATATACATTATTATAATTCAAAATTGAATAAAAGTAAATATATTTTACAAAATAATATTTTTTATTGATGAATGTCCAGCAATCGTAAATCTTTGACTGGTTGGTTCAACATTATGTGCCATGCTTCCGTTTTGACACAATAGTTCTCCTGCAGAAAGATTTATATCATCATAATTTTTAAACTTCCAATGTGTATCACCTATTAAATTAATGCATATAAGATATGTAGGTGTCATATCATCGTACTCATAATCCTCATGCCACATTGTTCCCATATCATAGCTTTCCATACTTCCCCAAGCTGTAATTTTATATTCAGAAAATATTTTACTAAATAGATGTTCTGAAAATAATTTTATAATAGGAATATCTTTTGCTTTTGTTTCTATACGAAATTTTGTAAATCCTATCCTTTTCATAGAATCATCTTTTTTTCTTCGATTCATCATAGGTCGAAAATCATTCCACCATTTATCTTCCCAATGGCCGAAGTCTGAATAAGAATTTAATTTTACAGGAGCTGTATCTTTATATGCTTGTGATATTATTTTCAAATTTTCTTCACAAGTTTTTATAAATTTTTCTTGATTCCACATAAAGCTATATATAAATAATATTACGTTCATCCAAATCGGACGGAAGTAGCATAACGCGAAGGAACGCACTTTAACTGTAAAAAGGGAGAGTGCTATGAAACACGCAATCAATCTCATACGCAAAAAGAAATCAACCGAGCAGGCTCATCTTTTAATTATTAAAAAGAAATTAAGTCTTGCTTAATTTAGCTTGTTACCGATGTTGTATTTCGGACACAATTCCCAATCATCTTTATCTTTAAATGAGATGATTTTGATTTGTCTCAATGGTGCGAGGGGGTCTAATTTAACATTGTTATCAATTGTAATTAGGCCCCAATCACTCATGAGTTGAGCAATTGTATTACGTCTTGCAATATCAGACTCCTCTAAGTCTGATTTCTTACCATCAAGTAAAAATAGTTCTTTGAAATGTACAATAAAATATCTGCCTTGTTTGTGTAATATATGGCAGGATTGATATAGCTTTTTGTCTTTTCTTGAAGCCACACCTATACGTGTTAATGTTTCGCGAACTTTTAGGAAATCGTCTGGTTCATTCAACACTACCTCTAGCATTGAATTAGGTGTCCATTCTATTTGATTATAATCTTCCACCTTTGTATACCTTTTTATTTAATTCGTTAATTTGTTTTTTGGAAAATAAGCCGAGAACTTGTCTTGCTTTATCGTTGCTATATCCATAATACTCTTTAATTATTTCCACATCATTTTCTGTTTCAGGTTTTAGCCATTTACTAAAACGTTTTCGTTTTCTAATAATATTTATAAAAAATTGGAATTGTAAACGATTATCAATATGATGATTAACATTCATTTCATTTGCAATAACAGCAGTATCCTGAAAGTATGATAGTCCACGGTTTATCATAAAACTGTTATATTGTTTTTCTGCAAGGTCGTCAATCATAATATCTTTTTTAGTATCATTAATTGCATTTAAATATTCAAAGGGGTTCATTTTATAATCTTCTTATTTGTTATTTTGTTTACACCGCAGTGTTCCTTACATACAGATGGATAGTCATTACCATTTTGTATTTCATTAAAAAATCTTATCCAGGTTTGAGAATTAAATATTTCACTTACTATGTCATTTACATTTGATATATGCAATTCCTTATTTAAAAAACCTTTTTCCTTAAAATATTTATTTCTTCTATCACACCAACAACACGGAAGAAAAAATCCTTCGGCAGTTAAGGCAGGTTCCTTATGTGATACACATTTAGGTTCCAATTTAATCTTCGAGTCTAATTCTGTCAACTTTTAAATCCTCTCTGATTGGTGCCATACCCTCTGGATGTCTACTTGATATTTTTAACATAAATTTTATACCATTATCCTTTGCCATCTGTATTGCCTCATTTATGTGTTCCTCATTGTATCGAAATGGTATATATTGCCATGTAATATTTACGCCCATTTTTTTACCCATTTTCATAATTTCCCATACATGTTTACCATCTTGATTTATTCTGTAAATATGACTTTCATGAGGTAATCCGTCCAAGGCAAATCTCCAGTCTATATTATCATTTTCCAAGGTAATTGTAAATACCTTTTTCCACCATGATTCCTTTTTACCTGAACCATTAGTAGAAATACCTAAAAATTTAAGAGGTTTGGACATTGTTAATAAATCCAAAAACTTTGCATGATATATTGGATCGGATCTCTTCCTCTCCCT